TAAAGGTTGAACCCATGACACTTAAAGCACTGGTTAGAGAGCGTATTGAAAATGGACTTGATATGCCCTCTAATCTATTTAACCTGTTCACGAGCAACAGAACAAAAATAACAAGGAACAAATAACCATGAATGAAGTAACACAAAAGACGGCCGCAGGTCTTCCAGCAAATATGTTTGAAGACGATGCATCAAAAGGTTTAGGCAATATAAGTCAACAAGACTTAGCTTTACCTTTTTTAAAAATCCTAGGACAGTTATCACCTGAAGTAAATAAGAGGGATGGTAAACACGTTGAAGGAGCAGAACCTGGAATGATTTTCAATTCAGTTACTGGAGATTTATATGATGGCGTTAAAGGAATAAATGTTATTCCTGCTTTCTATAAGTTAGAGTATGTTGAATGGAAAGATAGAGGAGAAGGACCTGGTGCACCAGTAATGGTACATGAATCTTCTTCTGATATTATGTCACAAACAAAACCAGATGCTAACTACAAAGATAGATTACCTAGTGGTAATTATATTGAAAAGACTGCATCACACTTTGTGATTATTCAAGGAGATAGTCCACAAACAGCTTTGATTTCTATGAAATCTACTCAATTGAAAATTAGTAGAAAATGGAATTCAATGATGTCTGGTATCAAACTAAAAGGTAAAAACGGTTTATATACACCGGCATCTTTTAGCCACATTTACAAACTAAAGACTACTCAAATGTCAAATGATAAAGGCACTTGGTTTGGTTGGGAAGTTAGTAAAGTGGGTCCAATAACTGACGCAGCTACGTATCAACAAGCTAAGTCTTTTTCTGAAAGTATTTCTAAAGGTTCAGTAAAAGCTAAGCATGGTGAACCAAAACCAGCGGAAAGTAAAAGCATTATATAATCCCCTCGGGGTATGTGCACAATGCGGACCGTTAGGGAGACTGATCGGTCCGCATCGACAGGATAACTATGAGTGAAAAGTATATAAAATTTTTTGAGGGGTTTGCTTTGGCCTATGGTGTAGCAGACATGTCTACACTAAAGATTGACCCAGAAAGCAGAAAGCAGAAACCTATTTACCGATGGAACGATGAACCTCTAACATCAGAAGTGTATCTTAATCATTTAGCAGGCACACAATCTATAGGTGTTCAGCCGTGTAATGAAGAATCAGAAGCAAGGTTTGGTGTAATAGATGTAGATCCTAAAAACTACAGTGACTTTGATAAAAAATTTTTTATAGACATAATACAAAATTACAAATTACCTTTAATACCAATACTATCTAAAAGTGGTGGACTGCATTTATATTTATTTATGAATAGCTTTGTACCTGCAGATTTAATTAAATCATTTCTAAGTAATTTATTACCATTATTTAAATTAAAACCAGATTGTGAGATATTTCCAAAACAAACACAGTTAACAAAAGATAGCGACACGGGACAATTAAACAAAGGTAATTTTATTAACCTACCATATTTTAAAAAGTCCGAGAGGTTAGCGATAAACCTAGATGGTACAGCTTTTAGCTTTGATCAATTTATATCAGTAGTAGAAAGCAATACAGTCAATGCACAAGACCTTAAGATTATTACAGAAAGTATAGAACAAAAAGATTTAGAAGGTGTTGACGAAGAATTTAACGATGGTCCACCATGTCTAGCACATCTTAGCAAGATAATGAGAAATCCAGGGTTTGATGGCAAGGATAGATTTATGTATAATTATCATGTGTTTGTGAAGATGAAGTACCCAGATAGCTGGCAACAGAAAGTCATGAATGCACCAGTCAAATATTTTGAACCTGTGCATGCTAATGCATGGGACAAGCAAGCATTAAATGCAAAAGTTAGATCATGGTCAAAACAATTTAAAGGATATACCTGTACACAAAGTCCTATTAGTGACCATTGTAAAAAAGGTATTTGTGTAAAAAAGAAACACGGAATCTTAGCAGGATCTAAAGGATCGTATCCGGTATTAACTAATCTAAAGAAAATAGATCTTGACCCAGAACCTGAGTATGAATTTGACGTAACTAAACCAGATGGAATTGGTACAGCTACAGTACACTGTAAGACAGTGGAGCATGTTAACGATCAGCGTAAACGTAGAAATGCAATAGCTAAAGCTGCAGGATTTCCACCACCAATTATAAAAGCTGATGAAGATCAAATGGTATTAGAAGTTTTATATGGCACACAAACTATAACGCATCCACCAGTCGGTACATCACCCAAAGAAAAACTACATGATGTAATACATGCAAAAATCAATGGACCTAAAGCTATGAATGATGCAGCATTTAAATCTGGTACTGTACTTATAGAAGATGGTGTAGCTTACTTTAAATTTGAAAAGTTTTATGACAAACTAAGATCTAAGAATTGGAAACATACAGAAGATAAAACAGGTGTCATGATGAAAGTAAATTATAAAAAATGTAATATAGAATTTCTAGAACAAAAAAGATTTCCTACAAAAGAAAAAGGTAAATACAATACACCTACTAAGAATGTAGTATCTATTAGTATAGAAGAGTTTGAAGACATACAAATTAATCACACAAAAATAAAACATAACACGGAGATCATGTGATGATTAGAAAAATATACGGGCCTCCAGGAACAGGGAAAACAACTAGACTCATTAACTATGTACGAACTCTAGTTAAGTTTGGTACACCAATAGATAAAATAGGTTACTTTGCATTTACAAAGAAAGCTGCAGAAGAAGCTATAGATAGAACTTTAGATCTATATCCAAAATATAACAGAAAAGATTTAAAATATTTTAGAACTCTGCACTCACTAGCTTTTACAGAACTAGGTATGAAGAAGAGTAATGTAATGCAGGACGAGCACTACGAAGACATAGGTAGAAAACTAGGTATAGAAGTTACAGTTTATTCTAATGGTGAAGAGAAGACAGGATTTGTAGATTCAGATAGTGAATATTTTAATATAATAAATGCAGCAAGAATTAAAGGTACCACAATAGAAGAAGAATATAATACTGACACGTATTCACAAGACATAGACAAACACATGTTACAAATTTTAAAAGACGAAGTAGACAATTATAAGGCAGCGTATGGCCTGGTAGATTTTACAGATATGATTGAAAAATTTAATGTGTCAGAATTGTGTCCGAAATATGAAGTAGTATTCATTGATGAAGCACAGGATCTGTCACCAATACAGTGGAAAATGTACGATATACTTAAGAAAAACTCTAAACATGTTATCCTAGCCGGTGATGACGATCAAGCAATCTATGGATGGGCCGGTGCAGATGTTGCAAGGTTTCAAAGCGAGCCTGCAAAAGACATTATATTGCCACAATCTTACAGAATTCCTGCAGCTGTACAAGAGATAGCTAATTGTATTTTAAATAGAATACCAGATCATAGAAGAATTAAAAAAAATTGGAAACCAAGAGAAGATATCTTACTTCCAGTGGTACAATACGTAACTTCAATAGAAGATGTACCATTAAATTTAGGTGATTGGTTAATACTCGCACGAACAAATGACAAACTTACTAAATTAAAACCTATACTAAAAGATATGGGAATATATTTTGAAATAAAAGGTAAAAAAAGTTACAGGACTAGACTGTATAAGTCAATACAAGATTACACACGTTGGACCAATGGAGATAAATTATCCTTGTCTGAAATAAAAGATTTGTTTGAATTTTTAGAAGAAGAAATTCCTACAGAAGAAGTAATGTATGATCTATCTGAATGGGGTTATTCTAAAACACAAAGATGGTACGAAGTATTTCAAGCTGATCCAGAAGAATGTTTATACATTAGAGAAATGATGCGCCATGAAGAAAAATTATCGCAAGCACCAAGAGTTAAATTACAAACAATACATGCAGCCAAAGGTGGTGAAGCAAATAATGTTTTAATTATTTTAGACAACACTAAAAAAATAAGAGAAGCAATTGAAAAGAATCAAGACAAATACGATGAAGAGCAAAGAGTTTGGTATGTGGGTGTCACACGTACAAAACAAAACTTATATATAATGACAGCAAAAAGGGAGGACAGAGGTTATGACATCTAAAAAAGAAAATCCATACTTAAAACAAGTTTCGGGAACACATTACATGTACATGGAGATACAGCCTGCAGAGTTTATAAACAAAAACAAATTGCTTTTTGCAGAAGGGAACGCTATAAAGTATATATGCAGACACTCACAGAAAGGCGGAGTAGAGGACATCGATAAAGCAATACATTATTTAGAAATGATTAAACAAAGAGATTATGGAACCAAATAATCACATACCATTTTACATGGGGCTCTTTACTTGCCTATTGATTCTTTGCTACCTAACATTATGAAAAAATTTAGTATAACTAAAAAACAAAGGGATCTTTTTAATTTTATTAAAGATTACATTGATAAAAATAATATGGCACCTTCTTATGAAGAAATGAAAGAAGGAACTGGTTGTGCAACTAAGTGTACAATTTTTACAAAAATTAATCAGTTGCAGGATAGAGGTTGGATAACAAAACTACCTGGAAAAAGTAGGAGTATAACAATAATATGAAAATACCAATATTTAGTGCACAAACAGAGTGGGTTATACCCACAGAATTTCCAGATCTAAGACAGGTTGACGAAATTGCAATTGACTTAGAAACACGTGACCCAGACTTAATTAAAAAAGGATCTGGTGCAATCATTGGTAATGGAGAAGTTATAGGAATAGCTGTAGCAGCTGCACATTACAAAGGTTACTTTCCAATAGCACACGAAGGTGGTGGCAACATGGATCGTAAGAAAGTATTAGAATGGTTTCAAGATATTTTAAATTCAACTTCAACAAAAATATTTCACAATGCAATGTACGATGTATGTTGGATCAGGGCACTGGGACTAAATATTAATGGTAGAATTGTAGATACAATGATAGCTGCGGCTGTGACTGATGAAAACAGATTTAGATATGATCTTAATAGTTTGTCATGGAAATATAATGGCTATGGTAAGAATGAAGCTGGACTAAGCGAGGCTGCAGCTGAATGGGGAATAGATCCAAAGTCTGAAATGTATAAATTACCATCATTAAATGTTGGTGCTTATGCTGAACGTGATGCGGAAGCTACGTTTGGTTTATGGCAAGAGATGAAGAAAGAAATTATATCACAAGACACACAATCTATCTTTGATTTAGAAACAGATTTATTTCCATGTCTAGTTGACATGAGATTTAAAGGTGTAAGAGTGGATGTAGAAGGTGCACAGAAACTAAAGAAAACTTTAATAGAAGAAGAACGTGCAATACTTACAGAGATAGAAAAAGAAACTAATGTTAGACCACAGATATGGGCCGCAAGAAGTATAGCGGAAGTATTTGAGAATTTAAAGATACCATTTGAGAGAACAGAGAAGACAGATGCACCAAGTTTTACTAAAAACTTTTTACAAGAACACGAGCATCCTGTAGTTAATATGATAGCTAAAGCTAGAGAAGTAAACAAAGCACACACAACTTTTATAGATTCTATTTTAAAATATGAACACAAAGGTAGAATACATGCAGAAATAAATCAGTTGCGTAATGCAGGTGGTGGTACAG